TGGCATGACTCCCGCCAGTGAGAGATAAGAGAGACGGGGAGGTGTGAGAGGCTTTGAGGCTGAGACCATACGCATTCTTTGAGACCGTAGAGTAATCAGGCAAATTCTGATTCACCCGGACTTCAGCGGTGAGGAAGCTTGCTTTGCGCTCTTCGACTCGTCGTGGGAGCGATGCCGGGTGTGTCTTATTCCCAGTACGAGTCGTGCTCATCAGGCTTGGTGTTGACTACTACTGTGATAGCTACTTGTGGAGCTACTGGTGTAGCTTGTTGTGGCTTGTGCGCTGAGCCTTGTTGCTTGGTTGGCAGAGGACCTTTGATGCGCACGTATGGTGAGACGTAGTGCGCATAAGGAGCGATGGTATTGTCTGTGGTTTCTATAGACATAACACAACACACCACACACACACACGTTGAGTGTGGCTAATGGTGTGATAGTAGGTGTCTTCTTAGTGTAACCAAAAAACGCCAGCACACACAGAGACGCACGATGGCTCTAAAGAGAACGCATAGAGATTCGCTGTGGGCTGACGCTTGGGGTGAGTCCTTAGTGTCCGCCGGTGGGAGCTTGGGGTGCGGAGCCTCTTGCGCAGCGTGATTGCGGGGGGCCAAGGGGGGGACGCAATCTACACGCTATAGCGTAACCCCCTCAGATTTTCTTATTAAAACAAAGGGCCTTTAGCTCCCCAAGTATCCCCAGAGCTGTCTCATTGCCCTCAAGGTGCGCTCTAAGCTCCTCTAGATGGCTTTTAATCAATGCTAAGCGGCTTATGCGCTGTATGTGCACCCAGTGTTTAGAAACATCAATGATTCTCATTTAGGTTTCTGCTTAGATTTCATCTGTTCTTTCCAGCTAGGGGCTTTGAGTCCCTTTTTCTCTAACCAAGCGTCACACGCTTTGTTTACTGAGGAAGACAGATTGTTGATGTAGAGACCTGAAGTATCTCTGACTTTATGTTCTTTGTTATAACGTCCCCTAATGCTCATCTTTTATTGGGTTTATAGTTGTTGTAACTCCTCGCCCCCCACGTTTAAGGGGGACGAGAAGCTTGCGTTACACACAACACACAACACGCAACGAAACTATTTAGGTTTGCCTTGAGAGCAAGCCTTTAGGCACTCTCTTCGACGCCTTTGGCGGCACCTAACGGTGCGCCTAAATCTTCTTTTCATATTTTTATGATTGACAAGGGGCACTCAGGGTTACACTATGAGTGTCCTGTAGGTGCCTTTAAAAGTGAAATAAACACTTAGAACCCACATTCAACATCCATTATAGATGGATTGTTATTCTTAACCGTAGGACAGCTCTAAGTGTATCTTAGAGATACCCTAAGTGTCCATATATCCCGTCTCTCACAGCCTCCAGACCCTTATAATGGCTGGTGCAGCTAAGCTCTCCACTGCTGTTACGACCTGTTCCTCTATCTTTTCGGACAGGACTCTGCTTGTGTTGAACGAGATGCCAGCTAGGTCAAGGGCACAGTGGATCACTTCGTGCACCAGACAAGAGCGAAACAACTGTCGGTCCCTTAGAACGCTTCTGTGTAGGTTTATGCAGCGCATCTCGGGGTCATACTCAGCCAACCTTCCGGGCATCTCATCCTTCACGTTTACCGGTATGCGCTGTCCGGCTACGTTGATAAACTTAGGTGGTTCGATATTCATTGTTACATCCAATTAGAGTTAGACCCCTTGGCTCCCATATAGGTTTCCGCAAAGCGTTGTAGCTCAGCGTCTATTCTGTCTGTCTTGCGCTCCTTGATGCGCTTGTCGGCGTCCTGAGCCATCTGTTCGGTCCAGTAGGCCACGGCCATGCTCAGGGCATCTAGGCGGTCATCGTGGGTTATTGCCCCTCGTTGGCTTGTCAGCCGGGACATCTGGTAGACCAACTGGTATTTAAGCTGGGACTCTAGCGGGTATTTCTGTGCGCTTTCATAGTCATGTTGTATGACTTTCGGGTCAACTACCAGCCGGTGTTGGTTCATTACAGGCTCTAGGGTGTCGATTATCCGTCTTTCTTTTTGGATGTTGTGTCTGACTTCCTCGACGGTGCACGGGTGAACCTTGGTGAGCACTGGTTTGAACAACTCGACAAACATACCGTCTCCGAAGTTGCTCTCGACCACGATGGCGTTCACCTTGTTCTTTTTGGCCTTAATGCTCAGAGCTTTGAGGACTTCATCGCTGTATCCCCCTTGTATTCCTCCGGCATCAACAACAAACAGATACCCATTCAGCATCTTGATGATGGCGTATCCGGTCTCATCCTTGCCCCGCCCAGAGGGGTCAATGGACATTACACAGCCGGTATACGGGATATATTCCCCTATGGTTTCCATGGGGCGATAGAAACGGTCCCCAGATAGCCCCACATTGGGCACAGACGAGTCCCACTCCAGTTTAGGGTCTCTGGCCCACACAAGCTTCTCCGGGGCCACCTCGGGGTCCACAGACATCACTATGAGGTCGCTGGTCTTCAGAGGGAACCTGTCGATGTCACTCAGGCGGGTATCCAGCATAAACTGCATGGAGAACCCGGTGCGCCCGTAGGAGGCTTCTCGTTCCGCTAGGTCGATGTCAGAGAACCGCAAAGGCTCTGTAGATGACCCCTCGGCCTCGTCATCGACGCATATGTGGCTCACAGCGCCGTCATAGTTAGCGTCATTGGTCTTATTGGTGACGTATTTAGCTGGCCAAATGCGCTTCCGGTATCCCCTCTCGGTGAGCTTATTGTAGATGGTGTCCTCGCACTGTGGTGTTCCAAGGAACAATATCTTAGACGTAGCGTCCGGCTTGATGATGGCGTCGAACTCCTTGACCTGCTCGCCAAGCTTATCGCGCATCCCTTGGGTGGCGCTATTGCCCACCACCTCGATGTCATCAGCAACGATAATGTCCGCCCGAGAACCCGTCAGTTGCGATGTGACCCCCAAGGATTTGACGGAGGGGGCATGGGAGGCTGGCGCGGGTCCGACATCAAAGCTGATTTTAGAGAATCGTTGCTTATCAGATGGTCGCAGATGAGCGAGAATAGGTAACTCATGGATGAGTCTAAGTGTAAAAGTGCTGAAATCGTCTGCTCTTGTTTTTGACGCAGAGACGACAAGGATATTTCTTCGTGGGTCGAGGAGGAGCTGGTGGACAACGAATGCAGAGCAAATCCAACTTTTACCGACTCCCCTAAAGCCTTCGATAATAGCTCGTCTATCTCCTCTTTGCATGTAATCAGCGATTTCATATTGGATTGGGGTGGGGTCAGGGAGGTTCAGCTCCTTCCATACAATGTAGAGGAAGTTACGGAAGTCTTTAAGCTTTTCAGGAACCTCCATGAGATTACTTGTTGTTCGACCTGTTCCTCTTCTTGCTCTGGATTCTTAGGTTAGAGCGAGAGTTGTTCTTTGGGTTTCGGTCAGCATGGTGGACATCTTTGCCGTCCCCCTTCTTCGCCCTTCCAGCCTTAATCATCATAGACCGGGCCTTGTTGCGTCCCGCTCGGCGTTTCTTCTGCTTCGCCTTCTTGTGATATGAGTCGTATTCTTTTCTGTAGTTCCTAGCCATGAGCTGCTTCGTCAAACGGTAAGATTTTAACAAGACTTTCCATAGGGTTATCCTTAGCTAGTCCTGCGTGGATGCCATTGTCCTTCAAAAGCTGTCTGGCGGCATTGAGGTCGCTTGGGGCCGCTTCTCCTGACTCAATACGAGTAATGAACTCGTTAATGAGGAGGGCCTGAAGGCTTTTGAGTTGTTCTTCTTGGTTGTCTACTTGTCCTTCCATTCCTTGATTGTCTTTAATATTAAGTAACACAGCGTGGTCACCCCCACCGCGATACCTACCATCGAGTTAATATCCGAAAGCGTAAAGGTGCCTAGCATACCTACTATGCCAACCGCAGCGGGGACATGGGTAGAGTCCATTATTTAATCGAAGTTACGGTTAAGATGGGAACCCTTACCGACGAATTATCTTGAACGGTCTCATCGGTGAAGTGAGGTATTGCGTGAATACGGCTAGAGGAAGCTTGAGAATCCGGTACCCAAGAATACACATAAGCCGTGGCTCCGGGGTCATAGGAACCTTGGTTAGCCCCAGTTAGCGGTATAGTGAAAGAAGTAGTGCTTACGTAGGTGGCGTAATGCGCTCCTTTCGGGTCAGTGGTGGCATTAGCCCAAGTTCCTCCTAAATATACCGGCTCTTTTCTTCCGGGGTCTTTGTCTATCCACGGGTTGTCTGTGACTACAGTAAGAACATTAGAGGTAAGCTGTCCAGTACCAGCACCAACTCTGCGCCTTGTCATAGTAGGGACTCCTCCCACTCCAGACGGAGGAGTATTGTCGTCTTCTTTAACCTGAAGATAAATCCATCTCCAGCTATTCCAAGGGTCTGAAGGCGAACGCGGCCCAACGACACCCATAGAGGTATCGGGTCCAGAACCTCCGGCTTTATTGTAGAGACCAAATACCCACTTAAAGTTAATGATGTCTCCTTTATAGTGGTTTCCACCCAAACAGAACCTAGCCTTAGACACCTCATTTACAGCGGTGTCGTCGCCTTCGTCGGTAAAGAGTAATCTGAAATAAGTAAGCGCATCTTGCGATGAGTCTTTTGAAAACGTGAAGTTAAACTCGTATTCGATTCTAGTGGCTTCTGAGTGAGGTATATATTGAATCTTTGACCCGGTAACGTCTGCCCAACTAGTAGTGTTAGTTTGAATGGTCGACACGTTTGGTAGCGTTATCGTGGAGGGGGAAACGTCAGGGCTTCTAGTAACAACGCTTCCGTCACAAGCTCCTGTAACCCTGTCCAGAATGTGGGATGTCTTTAAGGAAGAATACCCTGTGCCTCCGCGCCCCACTGGAAGTGTACCTGACCACCCGTAGTTTTCATCAGTAGCAGAGAGGTTCCTATTAGCGGTAGGAAGAATAATGGTAGACCCTTCCGTCTTCCAATCTAGTGTGTTTGCCGTCTTAGCGGTGGTCACTGAGTCGTTAGCAAGCTCATCTGTTCCGACTACTCCGTCTTCGATTTCACTTGCCCTTACCGCACCTTCCTTAATGTGGTTGTGGTCAATACAGTCGTCTGTAAGACCAGCTCCAGCTCCCGTAGTAGAAGCGTTCTCTTGGACTTCCTGTGCGGCGTAAAGACCTTGCTTGTAAGCGTTGTCTAAATCCGCTTCCGAAAGCCTAGACCCAGCTTGAAAATCAACAATAGGTGCTGTGGTGGTGGCCCTGTAAATGCGAATAGCGGAGTCACCATCAACTCCAGCAGTAGCCGAAGGGTTAGCCGATAACGTAATCTTTTTAGCGGCAACATCTACTTCCGCTATCGCTATTGGCGCGGTCCAAGTGGGATTAGCGTGTTCAGGGTCGTTTGTTAATCTCGCCTTGATGTCCGCTG